CACTTTCTTTTTTATCAGCAGGTTTAGTTTCAACTGTTGTGCATGGTGGCACATCGGTACAAATTGCGAATTCTAATATGGGAATAAATGGTGGATTCATTATGAATCCACTGTACCCACATGATCAAGCTATTCATATAGTTGAACCATTATTTGTCAATATTACTGGCCGATCAGCATCTCTAAATGGGAGCCTTAATACTATCGCACTTATGCCGGGGGATTCGTTTATTGTTCCCCCACAAGTAGATGTCTGGGTTAACGCTGCTACTTCTGGTCACCGATTTACTGCTGTATTTTCATCACCATATTCTGTACAATTTCCACCATCTTTAGTCCCAGGTCAACCAGGAAGTGGACAAAGTGCTGTTGGTGGAAGTGGTGAATTTCCACCCGCTGGTGTGACAGGATTAACAACCGTTATTCCATCATATTTGTACCAAGAATATTCAGATGATGATGATCTTCAAAGATTTGTGCAAGCTCAAAATGAAATGCAACAGAATTATGTTGATACCTTTAATGCTCTTAATTTGCCGATTTACCCTGGCCCTATCGTATCTAAAGCCTTGCTTGATTGGGTTGGGCAGGGAATATACGGGATGGCAAGGCCATCAATTGGTACTGGGCTTCCCCTTTTAATTGGTCCGCTGAACACTTGGGCTCCTAACTGGCGACCATATGATACACCTCCAGTTGTTCAAGTATCTGCCCTCAATATGCAAGAACAAATCACTGTTGGTGAAGTTGCTTTAACAGATGATGATTTGTATCGGCGTATTTTGACTTGGCATTTTTTCAAGGGTGATGGAAATTATTTCAGTACTAGATTCTTAAAACGCCGCATTTGGAGATTCTTATACGGAACAAATGGATGGTCATGGAATGAATTTGGAGAAGGCGATATAGCAGATACCCGGCAAATCAGTATATCATTAGGGGCGAATAGAAATATAACTATTCGTTTTATTTTGGGAGAACGAATAGTAACTGGAGGAGCAATTCTTAATACTTTTGGACCTAACGGGTTTGGAATATCTATTGGAAATACAACAGATGATTTTATTGATGTACAATTGAATGATATAGAATCTACATATGAAGTCTTTCAACCATTACCATTTATGGCTGAATTTAAGAAAGCTATGGATACTGGAGTATTGGAACTACCGTACCAGTTCAACTACACTGTTCATATAGGATAGGACAAGCAATATGGCTATTTTGTGGAGCAACAATGCTTCTACTACAATTGCTGGAAGTATTACGGCTACTGATACTACAGTTGCTCTAGCGGCTGGCACAGGAATTAAATTTCCGAGCCCTACTAGTGGTGATTATTTTGTAGCAACTTTTTATGATCAAGCAACGAAAACTATAAATGAAATTGTGCATGTTTCTGCACGCGTTGGTGATACCTGTACGATTATTCGAGGACAAGAAGGAACTACTCCACAAGCTTGGAGTGCTGCTGACATTTTTGCTAATCTAGTGACGGCCGGTACGTTGGATGCATTTGTTCAAGCTGGAACTGGTCCTGCTGATACTTCTATTGTTTATGTAGGAACTGACGTTTCTTCAACTCCTAGTCTAGTAGTTTGCCCAACTAATCCGGTTCCACCATCTTATGAAGTGGGGATGTTGTTTAATATCAAAATTAAGAATACAAATTTAGGACCAGTACAACTTCAATTTAATGGGCTTGCCAGTGTTCCTGCTGTACGAACTGATGGTAGCCCAATGGTTGGAGCAAATCTTATTTCTAGTCAAGAAATGATGTTTGTTTATAATGGAGTTAATTTTAATGCGATGGTGCCACCTGTTCCGCAGGCACCTCCACAAACAACTTTTTATGTGCGCACAGATGGTAATGATAATAACTCTGGATTTGCTAATACTCCAGCAGATGCTTTTCGTACTATTTCTGGTGCTATGTATGAAATAAAGCAACGATATATTTCGCAAAATACAATCACTATTCGTGTTGCTGATGGATTATATATCGATGGAATATCTGAAAGTATTGCTTATATTGCTGCATGGAATATCGTCGGTAATCCAGCAAATCCTGGTAATGTGGTGATTAATGCTTTATCAACAAATGGATCAGCGTATCCACCTTATGCAATGGTAGGAAGTGCAGTTGGGGTTTTTGGAACAGGAAATATTACTATAAATGGATTTACCTTTCAATCTTATACTTGGCAAGCTTTTGCTGATGGTGGGACATTGACTATTTACAATTGTCATTTTACTGCTCCAACAACGTCAGCTTCGCCGATTTATGCGAATGAAACAGGATCCGTGGCGGTGTTTGGAAATTGTCAGTACAGTGGTGCAACTCCTGTAGGTTCTATTTTTTCTTCTTCTGGTAGTGGGTTTATGGGTTTGGGATTTTATGAAGTACCATACGCGTCTAATCCATTAGTATTCAATATTGCTGCAAATTCTGTTATTACTCAAGCAACCGCAACGGCTTGGGCAGGAGGATGTATAGTAACTGCTGGTCCTAATGGTTTATCATTTACTGGGTCTGTTCCTGATTGCCCACAATATACTTGTTCGACTGGCGGAGGTATTGGATTTGAATATGGTGATACAACAATTTTTCCTGGTACATCACCAGGAATTGTAACACTACCTGGATGGATCGATTAAGGAGAATATCACATGGCAACCCCTGTTTCTGGTACTACGACAATCACATCAGCTACTCCTGGAATTGCTGTCATAGCCATCGATGTTAATCAAGCCGGTGGTTACATAGTAAATCCTACTTCTGCTGTGGATCAAGGGTTATCAACAGCAGAAATATTGTATGTGAATCAAGTCACTAATGCCGGTCTTCAGGCAAATGGAACTACGATTGCTTTACAACCTGGACAGGCATATACAGTCATTCCTAATACTACAACTCCTGTTACAGTTAGTTCTGCTAGTGCATCTCACCAATTTACAGCAGTTCAATGGGCAACATTATGAATACTTTGGCTAAATTGAATGCTCCTGTTAAGTTGTCTACACCATCTTCGACTGCATCAATGGGATTTGGTCCTGGAGGACCACTTCCTGCGCCTACTCCATGGACAAGTTTTGGATCATGGATTAATTATACCGGAGGTGTGGTAGCTGGAACTCCTACAGGAGGTACTTTAGGTCCTGGAACGATTAATGCTATGGCTTATTATGTCAATGGTACTCCATTTGATTTAGGAAATTATCTGCCATTATCTGGTGGAATAATAGGAGGCCCATTGACTGTGAATGGAGCATTTACTGTGAATGGCTTAGTTGATGGAATTCACCTTGATATGGGGTCTTATTAATGGCGAACATTATTCAAATACTGCGGTCTACTGTTTTTGGTCATCGACCCATTATCGGTTCACAGCCGGTAGGTGCTCCGTATGTTAATTTTGCTGATAAACAATTAGGAGTTATGGATCCTGGATTAAACCCACTGGATCTTATAGGAGTTCCATTTTTTTCAACCTCTGCAAACTATAATATTGGACAAGTTGTTAATTATCAGGGGATATTATATTCGGCTTTAGTGACCATGGCGGCTGGTCCTTGGGTTCCAGCCAATTGGATTCGTGTTACTGGGAAAGTTGATAAAGCCGGTGACACAATGACTGGTGATTTGACCATTAATAAGTCAGCACCAGCTTTGATAATGAATAGAACAGATTCTAATTATGCGACAATAAATGGTCAGAAGGGAGGCCTAAATCGTTGGACTATGCAACTTGGTACAAGTGATGCAGAAGGCGGGTCGAACGTAGGGTCTAATTTTTCGCTTTATCGGTTTAATGACGCTGGCGTTGCAATCGACACTCCATTCTCTATCGATCGTGCGGGCGGTCACGCAAGTTTTTCGCAGGCTCCATTTTCACCAAAGGGTTTTTTCGATGTCAACAACATCAACAGCATTCAGCAGTGGATTTCCAACGGACTGAACTGGAGCGCCAATGGGAGTGGTAGCTGGCGCATGTTATGGGATAATGTCAATGGGTCGTGGAGCGCTGGCAATACCGGCTATCAAAAATTTGGTAGTGGATTTATTATCCAGTGGGGTGGAGGTGGTGGCGGCCCCGATGCGTGGGTCAGTTTCCCGGTCACCTTTCCGAATTTTGTTCTTTTTCTTGCAGCAACATCGAACCCCGGACCAGGTGTACTTGCAAATCAAGCACTCGTTATTATGCCACGCGGTGACTACACGACATCTGCGTGTGTCTGGCAATGCCGCAACGTGTCTGATGGTGGCAATGTTTCTCAACATAGCGCTTATTATTTTTGGATGGCAATCGGATATTGATTATGGCAGAAGATCGCAAAGTCTACGGCGTATTTCTTGAAGACGGCAGAGCTCTTGGCTTCTATACCAGTGATATCTATTTGCCGCAGGAGAATGGTGAGCGCAACGCGACGATACCGAAAGATGCTGTCGAAATTAGCGAAGAAGACTGGTTACTATATTTGAATAATCAGCCATATGCTAGCTACATTTCTGGCAAGACGGTAATTGGTGACAAGCCGGTGCCATCCGCTATTGTGGAAACGTTACCGCCAAAGCCGAATCCGTTTGACATAATTACTGCTTCACTAAATGATATTTCGACGCGGTTAAGTGCGCTAGAAAAGAAGATTAGTGAATGAGCCTAGCTCAAGTTAGTTGTGCATTTGGTGATTCTCCATCGGTAACTTTGAAAGTTGCCGCTACAGTGGCGATTTCACCACCAGATGATAGTGTTGATACTAATAATATCACTGTATCCGGTAACGGGACTGTTACCTCTTTAGGTAATGGTCCTGCATGGGGAATTACGAAACAAGTCACATGGGTACCTGATACATCAGGTAACCCAATTCTTCTGAAAAGTGGAAAGACTTTAATTCTACTAGGTGGTGTAGATAGATCTATTATAACTAAGACTATCGGTAAATACTGTTGGGATTTAGCCACTAAAATATGGACCGAACAAAGCATTGTTGATACTTCAGTTACTGGAGGCAGTGGGGGTGGAGGTACTCCAGGGCCTCCTGGTCCAGAAGGACCAACAGGTCCAGCAGGGCCACAAGGACCAAAAGGCGATAAAGGTGATACAGGAGCTAATTCTACTGTTCCTGGTCCTCCTGGTTCTACAGGTCCCCAAGGATCTACAGGTCCCCAAGGACCTCAAGGTCCGATAGGAAATACCGGTCCCGCTGGAGCTGATTCTACAGTTCCTGGTCCTCCTGGTCCCACTGGTTCGCAAGGACCTCAAGGTCCGATAGGAAATACTGGTTCCACTGGTCCCGCTGGAGCTGATTCTACAGTTCCTGGTCCGACAGGACCACAAGGCCCGCAGGGCGATACCGGAGCCACAGGACCGCAAGGACCTCAAGGTGTCCCGGGGGGTGGCATTCCGGGCGGTTCCACAACTCAAGTACAATTCAATAACAGTGGTGCGTTTGGCGGCAGCACGAACTTGTTGTGGAACAATGGCACGTCTGTTCTGACTCTGACTGGTCAACTTGTTATAAACTTAGGGAACGCCATAAGCATCAATTGCGGGGGCGCGGTTCAGGCGAACAACTACATATGTACTGGGACCATTGCTAATTTAGCTCCGGCGTCTTCTGGCAACGTGGTTCTAAGGCCATCGGGGCCTTCCAATACTACTGGTCAAGTTCTGATCACCACTACCAGTGTGATCATGAACAGTCCGGTCACGCTTCCCGGCGCTCCGACCGCCGATTTGCACTCCTCGACAAAGAAGTATGTTGATGATACCAATGCATTGAAGGCTCCGTTGGCTTCGCCGGTCTTTACCGGTGATCCGCAAGCGCCGACGCCGACAGCGGGTGACAATGACACCTCGATTGCAACGACAGCGTTTGTCGGCAGTGCCATTACCCGCACAGCCGTGCGATACGATGCCGCGCAGACGCTGACGACGGCGCAGCAAGCGCAGGCTCGCGCCAACATCAACGTGACAAAGAAGAACTACATCATCAATGGTGGGATGCAGGTCAGCCAGGAGAACGGTGGAACAGCAGTTACGGCGAACAACGCATATCCAGTTGATCAGTTTACGGTGACATTCTTCAACACGACAGCAGTTGTGTCTTCTGCACAGGTCGTGGCGAAAACGCCAGGAGGTTCGAATACTAGGCTCCGTGTTACGGTGACAACTGCCGCTGCACTCACCGCTGGGGCTTCCATGTACATTCGACAGGCATTTGAAGGTCTGCGTCTTTCCGATCTGTTTCTTGGCACATCATCAGCCAAGATAGCGACCTTTCAATTCGGCTGCAAAGGACCGGCTGGCACCTATTGCGTTGCCATGCAGAACTATACGGGCGCTGCCCCTAACCGATCTTACGTCGCCGAATTTACGATCGCATCCGGTGAGGCAAACACCGATGTTGTCAAGTCGGTGACGTTCCAGATGGATCAGGCCGGATCGTGGCCTATTGACAATGGTGGCGGCTCGTATCTTTTAATCACGCTGGTCGCCGGTACGAGCGGGCAAACGCCTGCGGGTGTCTGGACGGCAGGAAATTTTTGTGGCACCGCCAATCAGCTAAACTTCGCCGGAACTGTCACCAATATCTTTGAGTTGTTTGACGTGAGTTTCACCGAAGGCACGGTCGCGCCTGCCTTTCAGGTGCCGGACTACGCGAGCGAACTACTGGTGTGCAAACGCTACTTTCAGTCGGTTGGTGTCTCGGCCAATGTCTGGCATGGT